TGACAGACGCGGAGTTCGTTGATGTAGCGCCAATCGGAACAGACGACCGTCTCGGGGGCCACGGTGTCGGGGTGCTTCATGATGGGCACCCAGTTGGCGAAATGACGGGCGAACACGTCCATGTCGATGGAGCGCGCGAACTTCCCGGCATCGACGAGAAACTTCCGATGCTCCACCTTGAAGTCCTCGCGGAAGAAGTCGCCGTCGAGCTGAAGGTAGTCGAGATAATGGTTCGCGGCTTCCTTGAGGGCGTCCGCGAAGTTGATATGCTCGGCTGGGCGGGTGGACCACTCCAGAAGCCCGGAGGCCAGAGTGTCCTTGCCCGCCCTGGCGAAGCCGCTGACGAGTACCAAGGTGGGAGGGGCCATGGTCGTCATCGGCGCTTAGAAGGGGACGCCTTCGGGGGGCGGAGTCTCTTGGACGGTCGGCTGCTGGGAACCGCGGGGGAAACTCAGCTTGTACTTGAACTGAGGCTTGCCGTTCCATTCGCCGTTAGGGGTGACTTCCACGCCGACGAGGCAGGTCACGCCGCAGGCCGGGGAGACGTACTCGATGAACTCCGCAGGCGTGGCGTCCAGACGGATCTCCTTCGTGAAGGAGCCGGAGAACTTGCCGACCAGCATGGCGAGGGCCTTGGGGTACTTCGTTCCGTAGGACTTCGACAGGCAGTTGCCGTTGTCGTCCATGAAGAACAGGCGGGCGGAGGTGGTGCCGTCGTCGTACTGGCGGACCTTCTCAAACTTGGGCTTGATGAGCTTCAGTTTGTAGGTGCCGGAGACTTCGATGGACTTGAGGGGCGGGCGTTCGTTGTTGGGCGGGTTCATGGTGTTAAAATTATTTCCTCCTGTTGATTAGTCCCTTCGCGCAATGCTTAGGGTTCTCATATCCACTCAGGTTAAGGACTGCTTCCGAATGTAAGGACGACATGGGTGCTGCTTTTATCGTGGAGATGCCCCAAGCCGACAGCCAAAGGAAATTGGTTGATCAGGCGAAGTTGATGTTCGTGGCGGCGGTGGGCTTGGCTGCGAGGTCGATGGTCTGGATGCCCTGGTTGTAGGCGGGCCAATGGTTCGACGCGGTGCATTCCTTGTAGAGAGCCAGCGCGCGCTCGAAATCAAAGGCGGCGTTGGTCATCAGTTCCGGCCCGAGTTCGTAGACGGCATGAGCATAGGGAGGCTCCTTCTCGACGGCGATGAAGCGGAAGCCAAGGACGCGGCACTTGTAGGCGGACTCCACGGCCTGACGGTAGAAGTAAGCCTGCAGGTTATAACGGTACTTGCGGACGGCGGAGAGGAAGCCTTGCGGGCTTGCGTCCTCGCAGGTCTTCAGGTCGTAGATGTAGCCGTCGTCAGAAATGCCGTCGATGGCGCACTTGACCAGCGTCTCGCCAAGGAAGGCCGTGAACATGACCTCCGTCTTCGACAGGACGATGCCGTTGGCCTTCATGCAGGCGGCGGCGGAGTTGGCTACGGCGTCGACGAGCGCGCCTTCTTCGGCGGTCAGGATCGTCTTGCCTTCGTTGGCGGTGGCGAACTCGGCCCAAGCGGCCTTGCCGGCGGACGTGCGCTTGTCCACTTCGGGGGCGATGGCATGGGTCGCGTTGTAGGCGTCGATGCCTTCAAGGGCGAGCTTGTGGACGGCGGTGCCTACGCGGAGGGCCTTGGACTCTTCCCGGGTGCGGGCGAGGTAGGCTTGGTAATGGGCGGGAGACTTGAGCAGTTCCTTCGCCCCGGATTGGTTGAGGGCGATGATGCCGTCATAGATGACGCGTTCGGTGATGAGTTCGGGCATGGGTGTATGTGTTTGGTTGTCGGTGGAAAATTATTTTCTTTCAGGTTTTTCAGATAGCATGACTTTATGCTTTGTACCATCGGTCCTGTGGATAATCATCTGAACACGGTCGCTGTCGCAAACATAGTCCCATCCTTCCTTGATGGCCTCTTGCTCGGTACCCAAGACTTGCGGAAAGCAAAATGAAAACCTTTCGCCACAGCACTCACAAAATGGGTAACCGTACATCCCAAGGTCATCAAACTTTGATTTGGCTTCCTTCTCTGACCCGGCTTCAATGATCACAACAGACGCAACATTTTCATCGGTGATGATGTAGCCGCCTGAGTTATTCTGGTCGAATATGTAGAACATAATTATAGGTCGCCGTCTTCGGGAGCGGACTCCTCGACGCTGGCGGAGATGCGGCGCACGTCCTCCAAGGCGGCCTCGGCGGAGTTCTCCATCGCCTCAAGGGTGTTCCGCAGGACGCGCAGCTGGACGACCAGGACATGGATGCGATCGTGGAGCGGCTTCACTTGGGCGGACTCATCGGCGGTATGCACGGTGTCGGTGAACAGGGACAGTTCGGCGATGGCTGAGGAAGTCAGGTCGGAGAGCGTCGTCAGGTCTTCGACGTGCATCTCGACGCGGGTGGCGAGGGATTTGACGATAGCCAAGTCCCCGGTGATTTTCTCGACGAGCCGTTGGATGTTGTCGCGGTTGGTCATTTGTTGAAGGCAAGTTCCTTTATCTCCCCATTAGGGGCGAGAAGAAAATATCGGACGACGGAGCGGGCGAGGGACGGCTGGGTCTTGCGCTTCCACGCGGCGAGGTCGGAGAGGAAGTCCGCGTGTTTGCGGGCGGTCATCTCGACGTAGGGGTAGCCGTCCAGGAGAAGCAGCAGGGCGTACTGCTTCGGGACGGTGGCGGCGATGCGTTCGATGCCCTTGGGGGTTTCAGGCATTGGGCTTGCCCTCCTTGGCGGCTTCCCAGCCATACCTCGCTTCATTTATACGTACTAAACCGCCATGAATAATAGCATCTTCCATCGCATCCCCGGCCTTGGTCAGCCGCTCGACCTCGTCTTTAAGCTGAACAACATTAAGCGATAGGGAATAAATGCCCTTATGGAGATGGGCATTTTCAGCTACAATACGCTCAACCTCGGTGCTGAGGATGGCGTTCTTAGCCTGTAGTTCTTCGATGGTCATCAGAGTTGCCCGGTCTTCGCTCGGTTCCACTTGGCGATGGTGGCGATCACCACGGACTTGGCGATGGCATCGAGGTGATTGGACTGCGCCACGTCATCGAGGACGCGGGCGAGTTCATTCCCGGCGTAGCGCATAGCCTGAATATGCTCCTGCTGGTTCTGGCACCGGGTCTCGGCGGCCTTGGCGGTCTGCTCCCAGAAGGCGGAATGGTCAGCCATTGTTGCGGGCCTCCTGCCAGTCCTCGATGGCTTCCGTCCGTTCGGCGGCGTCGACGCGGCCTTCGTGGCGGATGACGTACCAGAGGCCGTCCCCGGCTTCCCGGAGAGCGGCGACCTGACGTTCCAGCTGATTGATGCGGGCGTCCTTGGCGGCGAGCAGGTTCTGCCCGTGCAGGGCGCCGAAGGCGTTAAGGATGGGGTCGTTCATCGGGTCAGGGGGCGAGGGGTGGCGGTGGCAGGGGCGGGCTGGGAAACGGGCGTAGGACGGAAACCAGAGGCCACGGCGCCGTCATCGTCGAGGTCGACGGAGATGCCGCACGCGGTCTGGATGGACTGCCGGCGGATGTAGGTGATGGCCCCGCCGATCTGCTGGGCAGTGAGGCCTTCAGCCTTCACCAGCAGGGTGCCGAAGTCGAAACGCTCCCCGCTGGAATGCAGGAAGGCGGTGGAGACGCCGACCTTGCCTTCGGAGGAGACGAGCGTCTGGATGAGGGCGAGGTCGTGGTCGAGCAGGACGGGCTTGATGGCGTCGAGCAGCGCGTCGAGGGAGACATACTTCGCCTTGAAGGCGGGGTTGATTTTGTTGGCCTTCACGTTGTCCAGGGCGGCGAGCGCTTGAACGAGTGCGGCGGTGGCGGAGGTCGGGGGCGTGGTGGGTTTGCTCATGGTGGGAAATTACTTGGTCGGCTCGATGGGAGCCTTGGTGACTTCGCCGGCCTTGATGGTGGCCTCGATGTCGGCGAGGGACATGCGGGTATAGCCGGGCACGAAGAGGTTATAATAGGTCACGCCGTTGCGGACGGTGGGCGTCAGGAGGCGGGCCACCTTCTGATCGGGCAGGACGATGTAGGACGAGTCCGCAATGATGCGGTAGTCGGCGGGAAGTTTAGGGTCTTTCTTCATTAGGTTGGGAGAGTTTGCAAAATAAAGGTTCTTACAGAGTTATGGAAACTCAGTTAATGACGCCGCGGCGGGCGGAGTCGAAGATGAGGAGTGCGTCGGCATTCCAAAGGGTGACGTCGACGGACGGGAACAGTTCGGCGGCCCGGGCCTTGAGCTTGTTCTTCCACTGCGTCGTGGAGAGTTCGCCCTTGGTGCCGCAGGTGTGCGTCTTCTGCCAGGCGGCGGGACGGATGCGGTGGATTTTCCAGCCCATGGCGACGGCGGCGCCGTAGAGGACGCCCGTGTTCCACATCAGTTTGCCA